ACGGCCCGGCGGCGGCGACCTCGAGCACCGGGCACCGGGCCGCCGGGCACCGATCCGCGTATGTACGTACGTACATGGCGCGTGCCGGGCACCGGGCCGCCGGGCACCGGGCCGCCGGGCACCGGGGCACCGCGCGCCACGGGTCAAGGGTCCTCGACACCGATTTAAGGCCCAAAAAACGGCGGAAAACCGCCAAAAACCGCGATTCCGGGCCGCCGGGGGGGACCGGCGTCGGCTCCGGCCTTGTTCCGCGTGAATAATCACGTAATAAATGATATAGCTTAACGGGGGTTATCTTTGCTATAACAAGTCCCATACGAGAATGTTTCACGTGAAACAATTGTAGGAGGTTTACCTTGTTACGAACAGAGACTCCGGAGATTGAGGACCGGCGACTGAAGCTTGAGTTGCGTCTCGCCCAGATGGGAGAGGTAGAGGGGTGCAGGGATGATTTCCTGAAGTATGTCCGCAAGATTTGGCCTGAGTTTATTGCAGGCGCGCACCACAAGATGGTTGCGAAGAAGTTCGAGGACATTGCCAACGGAAAGATAAAGCGCCTCATAATTAATATGCCTCCGAGACATACGAAGTCTGAGTTCGCGAGCTATTTATTCCCGTCGTGGGTCATTGGCCGTGAGCCGAAGACAAAGATAATTCAAACCACCCACACTGCGGAGCTAGCTGTAAACTTTGGCCGCAAGGTTCGCAATCTCATTGCGACGACCGAGTACCAGAATATATTTGATTCTGTAAACCTACAGGCTGACAGCAAGGCTGCGGGCCGGTGGTCCACGAACCATGGTGGGGAGTATTTTGCTGCGGGTGTGGGCGGTGCGATAACCGGTCGCGGCGCTGATTTATTGATTATTGACGATCCTCATTCCGAGCAGGATGCGTTATCGGACACTGCGATGGATCATGCGTATGAGTGGTACACGTCGGGTCCCCGGCAGCGTTTGCAGCCTGGGGGAGCTATTGTAATCGTGATGACGAGGTGGTCGTTACGCGACTTGACGGAGAAGGTACTCAAGGCTCAGGGTTATGACGACAATTCGGACAAGTGGGAGGTGATTGAGTTTCCCGCATTGATGCCGTCCGGGAGGGCTTGTTGGCCGGAGTACTGGGATCGGACGGAGCTTGAGGGTGTCCGGGCTTCGTTATCCGCTGCCAAGTGGAATGCTCAGTGGCAGCAGGATCCCACGTCTGAAGAGGGGGCCATTATCAAGAAGGAGTGGTGGCAGCGTTGGGACGGCAAGGAGGTTCCCCAGCTTGAGTATATAATACAGAGTTATGACACGGCTTTTAGCAAGGCGACGACGGCGGATTACTCTGCGATCACGACGTGGGGGGTATTTTATCCGAAGCAGGATGGCCCGGCGAATTTGATTTTGCTGGATTCTAAGAAGGGCCGCTGGGATTTTCCGGAGCTTAAAGGCAAGGCTTTGGAGCAGTACAATTTCTGGGAGCCTGAGACGGTCATTATTGAGGCGAAGGCGTCGGGGACCCCTTTGACGCAGGAACTGCGCCAGTTGGGCATACCTGTTGTAAACTTTACACCCAGTAAGGGAAATGATAAGTTGACACGGGTCCATTCCGTGTCTCCCTTGTTTGAGAGTGGGATGATATGGGCTCCGGACGAACGTTGGGCAGACGAGGTCATTGAGGAGTGTGCGGCATTTCCGAATGGCGAGCATGACGACCTTGTAGACAGCACCACGCAAGCTTTGATGCGGTATCGTCAGGGCAATTTTGTACAACTTCCGAGCGACGATTGGACAGACGAGGAGCCGTCTACGTACATCCGGAGTTATTATGGCTGACGAACCAACGGATTCCAGCGCAGCAAAAGACATGAAGTGTCCCGTTTGCGGGTGCGACAAGCCCAAGGCGTGGGCAGAGGGCCGTTATCAGTGCGTGGATTGCACCTGCACCGTGGACGGTGGTTGCCGTGGAGCCGTTGAAGATGGCTGATCCGCTTTATCATGTGACGTTTTCAAAGAACCTCCCCGAAATACAGAAAAGGGGCTTGGACCCTCTTTCCGCAAGTCTTTGGCGACACGCGGGGACGGGGGAACGGTATCAAGATCAGCCCTCTGTATTCTCTTTTCGAGATCCCGAAGAAGCTTTGCGGTGGGCCTGGAAGATGGAGTGGGAATTTCGTGACGATATTTCTGATCCATCGGACATTTCGATTGTAAAGCTCCGGGGCGGCGACAAGTGGGAATCGGACCCGGCGGCGGGGGCCCCGGACATTGGCAAGACTTCGATGCGGTCCCTGGGACATATTCCGTCCAGCGATATTCTGGATACCATGGGTCTTCCACTTGGTGCTGGTATTAACGAGGAGTTTGAGCGTCAGGTTCCTGGTGGAGATCCGATTAACGATTGGCTGAAGTTCTATGGCAACCGACTAAGGGGCCAGGGGTCACGGCCCCCGGACCCCAACAAAATAATCGATTTGTCACAAGTCACGGAACAGCGTGGCTTGGAGAAAGTGCACTCTGATTTACGAGGGTCTATTCTAGAGGAGGGTCGTAAGCGGTCTGATCTAAGTGCAGCGCATTCTTGGAACTATGAAATTGGAGATAGAGTAGTAACAGGGGATGAGGTGGCCCGAGGCGTGAATCCAACCCCATGGAAAATAATAGGGAAATATATCAATAAGAAAGGTCTTCTTGAAGGATCTAGACCGAGAGAAGGGAAGTTTATAGAAGGACCGGATGTTCCGTATTATCGGGTTAGTCGTATAGAATACGTGGGGACTCCGGAAGAGAGTGAGGTAACTACGGATCTTCCAGAATGGGCGATCCAGAACAAGTTTGGAACGCCGGGCTTAGTTTCGGACAAACCCTCTCCCGACGAACCCCGACCCCCGGACCAGTCTAATCTACCCGCCGTAATTGACGCAGCGACCGCAGCTTCCCGTCTGGCACAGCCCCCGGATGACGAACCACGGCCCAAGGGACTTCGTGGGGGCATTGGTGCTTTAAAGAGAGCCCCATGGTTTGCTCTGGCCCAGATGGCGTGGGAACATCTTTCTCCAGAGCAGAAAGAGGCCGCAGCGCAGTACGGAAAGGAGGCTTACGGGAGCCTTGAAAATGCGTGGGAAGCAGCTTCTGCATGGTCCGGAAGAAACCGGTTTCCGACAGGTGGCGAGGGTGGTCTTCAATGGGCCATGGATCTTCTGGGTCTTGGGGATTCTCCCGGGGGTATTCTAAGCCTTCCGGAAGGTGACGATTTAACAAAGTCCCGGATGTACGGCGCATCCCCCGGCAGTAAGCCGGAATATTTAGGAGCGGGTATTGACAGGAGTGAATACACCCACCTTCGCTACCCCCCGAAAGACCTTCCCGAAAAGACGCAAAAGGCCCTTGACGCACTGCGTAATAACCGTAACGGAGTTAAGGACAGGGTAGTTTCAATGATCCGTCGGGGACAGCAGCTTGGGGGAGACAGTTGGTACAACACCGAGGAATTACGCGACTGGTTTATTGCGGAATTGGGTCCGGAGCGCGGGCACGACGAGTGGCGAGAATTTATGAATTTGATGGGTGCTGCGTCTACTGGGAATAAAGTCCCGTCCAACATAGCTATAGCCAGTATGTATCGCAGTTTTGGGTCACAGGCGGCAAAAAAACTTGCGCGGTCACATCTGGAAGAGGGTGGGGACATTCCAAGTGGGTACGGTCACAAGCAGCAGAAAAACCATGCCCTTAATGTCCTGAATTATTATGAAGGTAAGTGGACGCCCACCCCGGAGGAACCTGAGATACCTAGTGGCAAGGGTTCGTGGAAGAAGAACCCGAAGCCAAAGGGGTTTACGGCCAGTCTACTGGGAAGTGAAACTAATATAGCCGCCGATTTACATTTCACCCGGATTATGGGTATGGCCTCCGAGGACCCGCGTTATCTTTCCAACAGCGCCGAGATATCTGACACACTGGCACAACAATTAAAGGCGAAGTACGGAAGGAAGCTTACCACTAGGTTTTTGAAGAAAAACAAGGACGGAAAGTGGAAATTAAAGGCACGGGACGCTGTTATTAAAGGTCCCGCCAACTTAGGGGAATTTATGGGGGAAGCCCAAGTGTGGCAGGGCCGACCGGATGACGTTGAATACAAAGCCTTTGAGCAATTTGTAAATGAACTGGCGAGTGAGTTAGGGATGACTGGCCCGCAGTTACAAGCTAATTTATGGATGGGCGCGGCGGACGTTACAGGTGTTGACCCCGCGTCTCAAGGCACTTTTATGGAATTATTCCGAGAAAGGGCGAAAGATGTTGGTGAAAAGACGGGAACGCCCACTGCGGAGGTTATTAGAAACTTTATTCGTAACCGTGGGATGTTTTCCGAGGGGGGTCTTGTAAAACCCGGAAAAGGCGGTTTTGTAGTCAAACCCTTGTATGACGATACTCGAACAGGTGGGATAATCTGATGGCGGAAGACAACTGGGACGTGCGCGAGAAGGTACAAAAATCCTTGGCCGACCTGACCGCGTCGCAGTACCTTTTATTATACTCAGATGAGTATAATCTGATGTCAGACATCACCGCTAATCCTTTCGAGAAAACCTTGAGTGGGGGCCTCACTCTTGCCCCCCGAGATGACTCTTTACCCAGTGCGCGTCTTTCGGCTGAAGGAGGGGTTAATCAGAGACCCTCTGCGGCCCTTTCGCTTTCGATTCCTGTGGGCCGCCAGCTTATCGACTATGAGAGGCGTTTCGAGAAGGGCTCCACCACGGACACTGTGTTCGGAGAAGCGGGTCCCTTCAGTGCTTTCTATTCCAAAATCAACCCGACCAATAACCAGTATCCCCAGGAAACTAACCTTGGCGGCACGATGAACATCGGCCCCGCAGAGTTATTTGCAAGGCGCACCCGTTCCAGGCAGGAGGTTGTAGACCCGCGCTACGCTCGGTTCTTCCCGAACCCCCATCAAGACACGCAAGAAGACACTATAGGGGCCCATGGGTCGTTGCCCCTGGGCCCGGGTATGGTATCCGGTGGCGTAGATCGCCAGTTTGTAACGAGCCGGTATCCGCAGCACATTAGTCAGGATGCGCGGCCCGTGTACCAAGATCCAAATGTAACAAACTATCGGTTAGGTTGGGAGGGTCCAGTGGGTCCGGGCAGATTGGGTCTGCAAGGCACCTTGAGGCACGTTCGTGATGTAGGAATGGAACCTTCTTTAAGTGGTTTGTACACCATCCCGAATCCGCTCGGGTTGGGCGGCCAGTTCCGTGCAACAAGCTCGTATGTTAATCCGATAGACGGCGAGAGTGCCGCTGAAGCCATGCTCGGCTACAAGTTGAGGTTTTGATATGCCTCTGACAAAGAAGGGCGCAAAGATAAAGCGCAACATGACCAAGACTTATGGTAAGAAGAAGGGCGGGCAGGTCTTTTATGCCAGCTTGAATGCGGGTAAGGTAACGGGCGCGAAAGCACCAAAAAGGAGAAAACGTAATGCCTAATGTAATGGGACGCGAATTTCCGTATACGCCGCAAGGCGTTGCGGCGGCACAACAGTACCGACAAACACTTGGAATGCGCGACGGCGGACCTATGGGCTTCCGCCCGATTGGAATGCAGGCGGGAGGCGTTCCCGGCAGAGCCGGTGAAGATGCTGTGTCCTGGCTCCAAACAGGTTCGCCAATTAAAAACGTGAACGCAGGAATGGGTGCGGGCGCGGGCGTTACGGGCAGCTTTCCCGGCGTAAACCCCCTCATGATGGCCGGAGCAGGCGGAAGGTTAGCGGGCGGCGTTCCCGGTGCTGACGTGCCTCCGGACGTTATGGCGATTTTTCAGGGTCTTGTTAACGTGACTCAGAGCGGCTCTACGCGGGACGTCCGTGCATATATCGAGGCCAATCGTCAGGATTTAAACGACATCGCGTCGATGTTGCCGCAGGGTCAGGCTGATTTTGTGCAGAACATCCTTAATTCATTTGCCCAGCCATCAGAGCAAGGTAGCAACCTTGGCCGTATACAGGGTGGACAACTTGCCCCACCCATTCCCTCGCAAGCGATGCCGGGCGGCTTCCAGGGTGGACAACCTGCCCCACCCATTCCCTCGCAAGCGATGCCGGGCGGCTTCCAGGGAATGGCCGGAGGCGGTCTGATGTCTCTGAGGCGTAGGTAAACATGGCTAGAAACCCGCTCCCCCGCAGTAATTTCGGGACGGCCTCTCTTGTAGAGCGCCGCGACGGCCTTCCACCAGTAGACCTGGAGGAAGGTCCCGGTGCGGAGATTTTGCTGGACGACACCAGCATCATAGAGACCCAGGACCTTAGTATTGAACTGGAGGACGACGGCGGCGTGGTCGTGGACTTTGATCCGTTTGTAGGTCGCCCGGAGGGCGGCGGATTTCACGACAATCTTGTGGAAGATCTGGACGACAATGTCGCGACGAGAATTGCTTCGGATCTGTTGGATCAGTACGAGGCCAACAAGGATGGCCGCAAGGACTGGGAAGATACGTATCGCACAGGCCTTGAGCTTCTTGGGTTCAAGTACGAGGAGCGTTCGGAACCTTTCCGAGGAGCTGCCGGTGTGACGCATCCTCTTCTTGCAGAAGCGGTGACCCAGTTTCAGGCGCAGGCTTTCGGGGAGCTTCTTCCTGCCGGAGGTCCTGTGAACACGCAGGTTCTTGGGAAGGCTACTCCGGAAATAGAGGAGCAGGCCGAACGCGTCCGCATGTACATGAACTATCAGATTACATCTGTAATGAAGGAGTACACTCCGGAGTTCGATCAGATGTTGTTCTACCTTCCCCTTGCAGGTTCCACATTCAAGAAAGTGTATTACGACGAGTTCCTTGGTCGGGCGGTAAGTAAGTTTGTCCCCGCAGAGCAACTGGTCGTGCCGTATACCGCGACCGATCTGGAGACCGCAGAGAATGTAACACATGTCATACAGATTTCCGAAAACGAGCTTCGCAAGAAACAGGTGGGCGGGTTCTACGCCGACATAGAGGTTTCCGCGTCTCAGTCGGATCCCTCCGAGGTCCGTGAGGAGATGGACGACATCTCGGGGATAGAGCCGAGCCGTCTGGATACCGAAGTAACGCTTCTGGAGTGTCACGTAGACTTGGATCTTGAAGGATTTGAGGATGTAGGAGAAGACGGAGAGCCGACGGGTATCAAGCTTCCGTATGTTGTTACGGTATCCGAGGACAACGGCAAGGTTCTCAGTATCCGCCGTAACTACAAGGAGGAGGACGATAACCGGAACAAGAACCAGTATTTCGTCCACTTCAAGTTCCTTCCCGGCTTTGGTTTCTATGGCCTTGGTTTGATCCACATGATTGGCGGACTAAGCCGCACGGCCACCGCAGCGCTGCGCCAGCTTATCGATGCGGGGACCCTTTCCAATCTTCCGGCAGGTTTTAAAACCCGAGGGCTTCGCATACGCAATGACGACGAGCCTCTATCGCCGGGCGAGTTCCGCGACGTAGATTCTCCGGGTGGCGCGATCCGAGATTCTTTGATGTTGCTTCCGTACAAGGGTGCAGATCAGACGCTATTCCAGTTGATGGGTTTCTGCGTGGAGGCCGGTCAGCGCTTTGCGGCGGTTTCTAATTTGCAGGTAGGCGACGGCAACCAGCAGGCTGCGGTAGGGACCACCATCGCAATGCTGGAGCAGGGTGCAAAGGTAATGTCCGCCATTCATAAGCGGATGCATTATGCTCAGAAAGACGAGTTTTCGCTCCTTGCAAAGGTGTTTGGAGAATCTCTACCCCCTGAATATCCCTACAACGTCGTAGGCGCGGAGCGGATTATAAAAGCCGAGGATTTTGATGATCGGGTTGATGTTATACCTGTGTCAGACCCCAACATCTTTTCCATGTCTCAAAGGGTCACTCTCGCGCAAACGGAGTTGCAGTTAGCCCAAGCGGCTCCAGAGCTTCATAATATGTATGAAGCATTCCGCCGTATGTATAAGGCGATTGGTGTTAAAGACGTAGATGCAATATTGAAAGTTGTGGATCAGGAAGAAGAGACGCCAAATGATCCGGCGGTTGAGAACTCGGAGGCTCTGGAAAATATAACGTTAAAGGCGTTCCAGGGGCAGAATCACAAGGCGCATATCATGGCGCATCTTGTATTTGGCTCGTCTCCTATAATTGGACAACTCCCCGCTGTCGCAATGTCCTTGCAGAAGCATATCATGGAGCACGTTTCCATTCAGTCCAAGGAGCAGGTTGCGGCTCAGATGATTCAGCAGCTTCAAGGTCAAGCTCCTACTGAGGAACAGGCCCTTGAAATAGAGTCCATGGTTGCGGATCTTATCTCGCAGGGAATGCAAGAAGTAAAAGCCATGAGTGCCGAAATAAGCGGCGAAGGTGGAGGGCCGGACCCCCTTATTGCCTTGAAACAGCAGGACCTGGAGATGCGGGCCAAACAGGACGCGGCGGAAAATCAGGTGGATCAGGCAAGACTTGCGTTGGACCAGAAGAAGGCTCAGGAGAATACGAAGCTTGGCAGAGAAAGGATCCAGTCACAGGAAGAAATTGTGGCTGCTCGTATACAGGCTGCTCGCGAACGCGAAATCATGAAACAGCAAGGTCAATAGGAGATTATTATGGCAGGAAAAAAGAGTTCGGTTGGCGTTTCCCGGAAAGGTCTCGTAATAAAGGGTCAGGGGTACGTTCCTTACAGCGATGGCAAAGTCGAGAAGACGCCGGATGTTGCGAAAGCTTCCGTGGTTACGGGTAAGAACCGTGGCATGGGCGACGCTCTTCGTGGTGGCACGTTTAAGATTTGTTGAATAAGGATGAAAGTAATGGAGTGGGTCCCCGGTAGACTTAGAAAGCTTTATAGCTTTCCAACACTCTTGGTCTCCTTCTGAAGGAAAAAGGCATAGTGCCCTTATCTCCAGAGAAAACTCATTTAATCCGCGTGGTCGCGCACGATGCCGTCGAGCAGACCCTGACGACAATGGGCATCGACGCGGCTAACCCCATCGATGTGCAGCAGGACATGGCGCATCTAAGAGCCAGTAGACTAGGTGCCACGGCTACAAAGAAGTTGGTTAGAAAGACGATTGTGCCGATAATTGTGGTCGGTGTCGCCACCGCAATATGGTCTGGGTTTGGCGATGCGATCAGCGACCTCTTGGGGCGGAGCAAAAGAGGTTAACATGCGGTCTAGTTTGCGGATCGTTTTATACGCGCTCTCCGCGTTTCTCGCCCCCGCCGCCTTGGCTAGCGAGTATCCGCAGCGTTATCAGTTGATCCTGCCGTGTTTTCCGACAGCGGCGTGGGCTGATGTCGCGCGCGTCAACAAATTGGACCCCGTCGATACCCGCGTCGATGACGACGGCGACACTTGGACGATTTGGGAAATCTCTGGTGGTGGTTGGCGGGCCACCCTCACTGTTGCCGCTGGAGCGACGACGTGTATAGTCGCGGGCAGCGGGAGAATACAACCAGGGGAAACACATCTCTAATCACCTACCGGACCAGCGTAAAGTAGCCACACTAAATGCCGTCGAACAAGCCTTGACGGAAGGCTATCCGCCGCCGAAATTAGCCCGAAGAAACATAACCTCGGCGTTGGAGCGGGCGCGGCAAATCCTGTCGGCGCAAGAAGGAAGGCCGATTCCGTATTCCACATTACAGCACCGATTAAGCGCGCTAAAGCGCGCGGGTAAGGAACCGGACTGGTCGTTGTACCGTCGAGAGTCCGAACCTGTTCCTGACCCTGATCCAGGCCTCAACACCCCCGCCGCCAAGTTGCGTTTTACCATCCGCAACCAATCAGACCGATGGGGCGAGCGGTTCCAGGTTGTCGTGATATTTGATGCACACGATTCTCCGTCGATCCGCAAGGATCGTTTTCTTTGGATGGGCCGCTATATCCACGACGCGAACCCCGACATAGTGGTTCAAATCGGTGACTTCTTCAGCTTCGATAGCCTCAATACAATCGACGCTAATGACACCTTGCTTGGGAAGTACAAGCCGATATTCATGGACGATATCAATTCCGGGCATGAAGCCCTGACGGAATTAGATAAAGGTCTGGATGGCTGGGGTGGCGAAAAACACAGCACAATGGGAAACCATGAAAACAGGGCTTTGAAATTCACCAACCGCACACCAGAATTGAGCGGAGTCCTCACCCATAATTTTGACAATCTAATGATGACCCACAAATGGACGTACAGCCCATTTGGCGCGCTATATTTCATCGGCGGCGTGGCTTTCACTCATATACCACTAAGCCGCATGAACAAGCCGCTCGGCGGGATGCACGTCGAAAACCAAATCGGGCCGATGTGCATGGAGGACTTGGTATTCGGCCATACGCATCGGCATGTAGATAAAGCGTTCACGAAAACCGGAGACAACCGGAGCGTTCGGGTTCTGTCCGGTGGCTGCTCCTTGGAGCACGGCCATGTCGAGCCTTACGTTTTCCACCAACCAAGCGGTTGGTCGTACAACATCGCGGACATGACAATCGACGCCGGAAGGATCGTCCGCTGCGATTTCATTCCAATGTTGGAGTTAGAGGAAAAATATGGGGGCGTTTAAACGATCTTAATGAGATGTTAAATAAACCGCGTTTTTCTTACGTTTCGTCGAGACGTGTTCGTCGAATTTGTGTTAATTTTCATAACTCGGTTGGTGCAACGGTCACGGATGTCAAAAAATGAAGGCCGACGAATTTCTCCGGAGAGGCGCGGAAGTTTGGCGCGAACATGAAAAAAACTATGGCCCGTCTTACAATCAAGTCGGTTGTATCATGGAGAGAGTATTTCCTGATGGGGTTAATCTTTCAACCCGTGACGATTTTCGGCGCTTTGGGATCATGGTTCAGATCGTGACAAAGCTGGCGCGATACACAAACACTTGGTCGAAGCCTCATGCCGACAGTATCTTCGACATCGGGGTCTATTCGATGATATTAGCGGAGATAGATGACGAAATCTGCGATCCATAGAGACCGCCTACGGGCACAAGCTTTTTAACGATATCGATTAGGAAGGAACACGTCATGGAATTTATCATGTCCACTCTTGAAATCTTCCCGGCTTGGCTCCAAGCCATCATGGGCGTTGTCACAGCGGCAACCGCAATCACCGCGTTGACGCCAAGCACGGCAGACGACAAAGTAATAAACTTTGTCCTCAAGATTCTAAATTTCT